ACGTGAAACGGACCCAGGCGACTCCTGGAACATTGTCCTGAACGGTGGGCCAGGTAACGCCGTCGGCGAGCCAGAGGCGGCCATACATGCCCCTGACCTCTACGTTGTAATTGCTGGCCGCCCAAGTCTGCTCCACTCCGTCCGTGTCCTTATACTTGACATGAGTGACGCCGATGAGCGGGGGTAGCGGGAACTGCAGCATGCCAGCCGCAGGGAACCCTCCATCCCAGACCCACTCCCATGTCTGCGTCACAAGCGGCCTGCTCAGTGCGTCTTCCACGCTGGCCACTGCACTCGGAAGTATGACGCCCGCCAGGTAGTCGTCCTCATCGGTGCCCGTGATGCGCAAGTGGGCCTTCACTTCATCTATCTCAAGCGGCTGGTTTTCAGCGGCTGCGATCAGGCTGAGGTTGAGCATCGGCTAGCCCTCAGGCGTCTCGGGCTTGCGGCGCCTGCGTGGGCGGGTCGTTTTCTTGGCTGGGGTTACTGGTGCCTCTTCTTCAGGCTCCGGCGGGTCGGGCACTGCCGTGGCGTAGCCCGTGTCCAGCAAGTTCTCGATCGTAGCCCTGTCGGCCTCCAGTTCTACTTCTTGGCCAGCGAGGGGGCCCTGGTTCATGTGGAGTCTCTGCTTCATGTCGGCGCTCCGTAAAGTTGGTGGATCGTGCCCCAGCAGCGTGGGCCGAGCGGTGGCGTGGTGGCCACCACCCGACCCAGCAACGCCGCACCCCCTGGAGCAAGGGCTTGGCGTGCCTTGCTACTTATGCGATCGCAGTCGCTGACTCAGCCTCCGCGTACCTGCTACCCGACAGGATGACAGTGATTTGCGCAAACGTCGCAGCCCCTGGGTCGGTCAACGCTACCCGCAGGTTCGGAAACCCATCGGTCAGCGCCGAGGCGTCAATCTCGATAACATAGAAGATGCCATCGGTCGTAGCTGTTGCGAACCCTGCAGCGGCTGCCGCAGTACGGGCCCCCAGGGTATCGCCGCCAGCAACCGCTTCCGCGTAGTAATCGAACGCGATGGCGGTGCTGTTGGACGGAGTGAAGTCGTCGCACTCCTCCAGCGTCACGGTGGCGGCTGCCCCCGTTACGCCCAGCCCGATGATGATGCTTGCGTGGCCATAGTCCCCCATCGACCACACGTCCGAGTTCAGCGCGGCCGAATCGATATCAATGGGCGCAAGGCCCTGGACGACGTGGCCCTGCTCGGCAAGAACGAATCCTTTCATGTCCTACTCCTCCCGGCTTGTTCGGCCGGTGGTTGTCGTCTAGGCCCTGGTGGCCAGGGTGACGAAGTGAGCGGTTGTGGCCGATCCCTTGAAGGGGGTCAGCGCCGAGTTGTACAGCGGCTGCCCGTCCACACGGTAGATGGCCCGGAACACTTCTTCGTCGAAGAGGAAGCGCACATGGATGGAACTGTCGTACTTCGGCCCGCCCTTGTCAATTGACTCGTACGCATCCCAGTCGCACAGCACGATGTCGCCTGCTGTGCCCAGCGCACTCGCGTATTCCACGGGGATCATGGGGCGTCCCATGAGTGTGGCATAAGGTGAAGCACTCAAGCCGCCCGGTGGCATGTACGTGACTGTTCCACCGGTCCCGACTGCTTGAGTCATCTGTAGCAACTGCGGCTCGATTTCTTGGTTGTACATCCAGACCGAGTTGCTGCGGTTGCGCATGCGCGCCCACATCTTGACGATATTGGCCGACACGACGGTCGAAGCCGCTTGGGCTGCTTCTTTTGCCACGACCACCGTGCCAGCATGCCCGACAATTCCGAGCGGCTTGCCTGCACCGTCACCTTCCCAGTACGCGTCCTCCGTCTTGAAAAGGAGCTCACGACCGAAGTCGCGGTTGGCCCGCGCCGACAGTGCCGTAGCATCCTGCTGGAGTTCGCCCGTGAGGTACATCAGGGCCGTCAGCTTCTCAAGCTGGAGTTCCACCTGTCGGAGCGTGGTCTTACTTGCCGTGAGGGCTGCCGCTTCGTCGGTCCAGTATGCTCGCACACCGCCGCCCCTGCTGCCGTCTGCACGGCTGTTTTCCTTGATCACGTTGAACTTCAGCCCGTTGGCGTTGGCGCCGATGGGCGTCCTGTTCACGCGGCTGAAGATCTGGCCTTCGTTGTGCATCCGCTCCTTGATGCCAGCGATGAAGTCTTTCTGGACAGCAAAGCCTCCGTCGCTTGGAACGCTTTCGTTCATGCCGGTGGCCGCACGCACTGCGAGCAGGCGCGGGTCCATTACCGGGTTCGTGGGATCTGAAGCCGCCCGGATGGCGAGCAACTGCTCACCAAGGCTGCCAAACGGCTGCCCCACTGCACGGTCCTCGCCAACAACGATAGCGACGGGGGTGTCACCGTCCAGCGGCGCAGCTGGTGCTGGCACTGCTGGGTCAACCGTTACCGGCGCGACGAACGTTGCCAGCCGCTCCTCGGTTGCAATCTGGGCCACGAGGGCGTCAAGCGCTCCCTGGTCCGTGTCGTGTCCGGCTTGCTCCGCTTCGTTGAACGTGCGGGGGTCGTTTGCTTGCGCATGCCCCTCGGGGTTCACCGCGCTGGCCAGCCGGGTCTGCATCTGCGCCTGAAGGGCGATGGCCCGTTTGCGCAGCATCTGCAGTCTGGTCATGCTGTTCTCCTGCCGTGGCAACGGGCGCACGGTGGCCGTGCCCCCCGCCGCCTGTGAATGACGGTTGGAACCTTGAGCCAGCGTGCGCCCGCTTTGCGAAGCGCCTGGTGCTGCCCTCACTACCGAGGGCCGTATTGGCCGCGTTCGGCCCGGCCCCTGGTGTGCTATGTCCTGTTCGCCGAAGAGCCTAGTGGCCCAGCTTGACCCGCGCCAGGGCTAGCTCCATCCGGTTCCGCATCATGCGGTGCTCATCCTCAACAGTGGGGCCGCCAATCACCACTTCGGGCGGCTCACTGCCCATGATCGTGACTCCGGCAGCAGCGGCACAACGCAGCGCCACTTTCGTGCTAGGATATGCCGGGAATGTGACCGGGCTGATCTCCAGAAGGTTCATCTGCTGCACGGTACGCAGCACCGGGTTCGCAGCCTCGTCCCATTCCTGCTCCTCGGCAAAGAACCCGAAACTCATTTGGTGTACGACCTTGTCGGCCATCTTGTCTAACTGGTACTCAGTGAATGAGGCTGCGTCCTGCTCAAACCAGACGCCCGTCTTGCGCTCCTCCAGCACCAGGGCGCGGGCAGTGGCGCCCACCCGGCTGATCGGTTGTGCCTGGTCGTGCTGCCACAGCATGGCGATGTCATTACTGGCCAGGCTGCGGGTGGCAGCACCTGGGTCTATTACTTCCCTCCAGCCGCCCATGTCGGCGCTCTTGCGGCTGTACGGCACGCCCAACCCACGCACCACGCGAGAGTCGCCAGTGCCCCTGATTTCAAGGCTGTCTACATCGTAATGCCTGCGCTCTAGTTCCATTTTTCTTCTCCCGGGAATTGTCCCGTTTCTGTGGTGCTCATTTCGGCGTGTACCCTGCGCGTCACCCGCGTGTACTCTGCGCGGCTCGCTGGAGGCGTTGCGGCTGTAGGGCCCTGAGACGTGTCTCCTGAGAATGCCCACGTAGAGGGGGCCCTCGTGGCTATGAGCATAAGACCTCCTCACGTCCCAGGGAGGCTATTTGACGTCGCGGTGCCGATTTACGGTGTTTATACGGGTTTCGAGCATTATTTGACATTTCTAAGCTGCGTATTGATGCGCGCATCATAACCGCACATCAACCCCCGGCGACGACCATGCAGTCGCATCCTTCGTGGAGTTGCGGGTGGCCCACGCTGTTGCGTGCGGTAAGCGGCGAGACACCGGCTGCGTTGACCGTTGCACCTGCGTCGACAAAGTCCTGGCCCACGCCAGCGGTGCGCCCATCAAGCTCGTCGCAGAGCGGGCAGTTATCACCGAACGTCAGCCATACTGTGCTGACGCCGACCGCCGCATAGGCTAGGCGGGAGACTGCACCGTTGGCCTGCACGCTTTCGCGGACCGCCATCTTTTCCGGCCGCCTTTCGTCCCACTGGGCCAGCCTCGTTTCCACTGCCGCCCTCGCTTCGTCCAGGTCTTCGGCATCGTTGGCAAGCTGTTCAAGCTGCCCTTCGCTGGACACGGCATAACGCACGCCGACGGTCTCTGCGTACTGGCGCATGAACAGATCCTCGATATCGCCCCACTCGCTACCGCCCACCTCGCCAGTAGCTATGCCGTACACGACCTCAGCGTAGGCCCGCAGGCTTGGGTGCAACTCCCTCGTGACTTGGTCAGCGAACACTTCGTACAGGCCAGCAAGGCGGTCTATGAGATTGCTCTTGCTTGACGCTGCAGCCAACGCCCTGCGCACCTGCCGGTCTTCGCGCACGAGCACGCGTCGGGCTTGCGTGCGGAACAGCTTCCTGAACGCACGCATCTGCCGGTGCCTGCCTGTGGCGCTGCGCAGTTGCGGTTTCTGCAACTGTGCCACGCTAGGACGAACGCCCGCTCTAGTCAGATACAGGGGCAACGACCGGTCGTCCTCAGCGTCATCGTCTCCGTCGTCCACTGGTTCCTCCTCGGCGTCGTCCGGTGGCGGCTCGTCTGCGGGCGCCTCCTCTAGCCCTGCGGCTGCCTGGGAAAGCGGGGACATGTTGAGCGGCACGAAGTAAGTGTCGCCACCTTCGTCAGCCGGAATAGGGTTCTGGTTCTCCCCGGCCCGCCATTCGTTGGCGCTCAAGTTGCCGTTCTGGAACCGGACTTGGTTGGCATCGGCCCTGGTCTTGGTGTCAGCCCGCAGCACCGCATCCATCAGGAACTCCATGAACACGTCAGGCTCCCCTGGGAATAGGGTCCGCTTGATGGCCTGCTCCCACCGTGTCAGGCGGGGCTGCATGCTAAACGTCCCGAACTCCTGGCCTTGGTGCTCGATATTGCTGAAAGTGCTGCGGTCCATCTGCATCAGCATATGAGGCGGGATGCCGAAGATGCGGGCCACCTCGTCAATCTGGAAGTTGCGGGTCTGCAGGAACTGGGCCTCGTCCGGAGAAACGCCGATGGCCTTGAACTCCATGCCCTCTTCCAGCAGCGCGATGCTGTGCTGGTTCGCCCCGCTGTGCGCCTGCTGCCACGACTGCTCGATATTGTCGCGGGCCGCTTTGTTCAACTGGCCAGGGTGTACCAGCACCCCTCCAGGGCGGCTGTCGTTGCCGAAGAACCTGGCGCCGTACGACTGGGCAGCGAAGCTGACGCCCAGGCTCTCGGCGTGCATGGCGATGGGAGAATACCCGATGACGCCGTTGCCTGGCCCTTTGACGTGAAGCATGTCCTCCATCGGCACGGTCAAGGTGCTGCCGTCACCTTTCGTGAGGGTGTATAAAAAGCGCACCCCACGCACCTCAATCCTCACGCGGTCTGGGTGCCACGGCACCAGGGCCGTCGGGCGGCCCAGCCCGTCACGCTCCACGCGGCTGAAGCAGTTGCCGCGCAGTTCAATGTGCCCCGCCTGCATCTCGTACCACTCAAACGCGGTCTGCCACGGGTTAGGCTGCCAGCGGAGTAACTCGTATGCCGGATTATCCCGCAGCGGTTCCTTCCCACCGTCAGCGGTGCGCCGGTACACCTTGGCGGGCAGCATCCCCTGAGTCTGCGACACAAGTGCCACTGCGCGGGCCACTGCGGTCAAAGCTCGGGCACCGTCCGGAGTGATGTCTACCCCGGATGCCAACCCCCCGCCAAAAGAGGGAGACCGATCATACCAGTAGTCGTCAGCGGCGCTGAGGGGCCACTGCTGCGCCCGGTGCTCTAGGCTCTTAATCCAACCCATAGTGGGTCTACCCTCGGTTCGTTGGTTTTATCTCGCGGCCCATAAAGACGCCCATCCACCACAGCACTGCGCCAACCACGACGCCAGCGGCCCACGGACAGGGACTGTGCCACAAGCCCCAGCCCACCAGGCAGAGTCCCGCGTAACCATGCGCGTCGCGCCCATCGGGCACAACCCTGGCCAGCCAGGCCCTGACGGCCTTCGCGGACCCTGTGGCTCGTTTCAATGCGGTGCGCAGGCGGGCGCTGTACTCCGTAATGATACTCATGAAACTACTCCTATCGTGGCCACGCCACGGTCTTCGTAGACACTGCCGCCTCCGCTGGCTACGATCCCACGGCCCACGGCCATGATGGCGGCCACGATGCCATCTATGCGTTCGCGGCTGCGGCTCTTGTCTGGTTTGAGGTTGCCGCTGGGGTCGGACGTGACGACTACGTTGTTAGACATCCACTTCAAGATAGGGTCATCACCGTGCCGTAGCTGGCGCCCAACCACCAGCTTCTCGAATTCTTTCGTGGGCTCGCTCATGGTCGCGTAGCCCTGGCGCATGCTGGCCATGACCATGCCGTCGGCCTCCAAGTTGATGGCGGTTTGCATGGCGTTCCATGGGTCGTACGCAATCTCCTGAATGTCAAAATCCGTGGCGAACTGCGCCACGTCCGCCCTGATAAAGTCGTAGTCAATGACGTTGCCGTCCGTCAGGTGCAGATAGCCCTGCTCGGCCCACGCTGCGTAGGGGACGCGGTCCTTGCGGCCACGCTCCTCCAGTTCATCGCCCGGCAGATAATACTGTTGCATCAGATACCACAGCCCAGGGTCAGGGTCGTGGAACGCCAACGAAAGGGCGGTCAGGTCGATCTTGCTACTGAGGTCAAGGGCACCGTAGCACCGCAGCCCACGCAGGTGTTCCTCTGGTGGTAACTCGCCGCCGCACTGCTTCCAATGCTCCATGTTCAACCACAGCTTCGCAGCCTGGGTCCAGCGATTCAAGTGGAGCCTGCGGTATGTATTCGTGAAGCCCGCTTGGGACTGGGCCTTGGCGGCCTGCTTCTTAAGAAAATCCCGGCGCACGCTCACGTCAATATTGGGGTTGGCCTGTTCCATGGCCGCCTCACTGAACTCGTCCACGTCGTCGTCGGCGCAGCTTATCCAGACGAACCAACTGTCGTCCGGAAGGCTTTGCTCTGCCACCTGGCGGGCATAGTCGTGCAATTCCCATCCGATAGCCTCCGGGCTGTAGATACCGGCTGTCGTCATAACCCACGTCAGCGGCTGGCGCCTGGCTCCCATAGCAGTGTCCAGCACATCCCACACCTCGCGGTTTCGGTGGGCATGTATCTCATCAATGAAATTGCCGTGGGGGTTCAGGCCGTCCAAAGTGCTGGCTTCTGCCGACAGTGGCTCGAAGTAGCTGTCCGTCCTGTCCACCACCAGGCGGGTGCGGTGCGGCTTGACCCACTTCAGCAACTCCGAGTTCTGCTTCACGATGGCCTTGGTGGCAGCGAACACGATCTTTGCCTGGTCGCGCTTGGTGGCGCTGCTGTACACCTCGGCGCCCGCCTCGCCATCCGCGATCAGCATGTACGCAGCCAAGGCGCCACCCCACTGGCTCTTTCCGTTCTTGCGGGCCACCTCCAGCCAGGCTGTCCTGATGATGCGGTAGCCGTCGGAACCCACCCAGCCAAAGACCTCGCGGGTGATCAGCTTCTGCCAGTCAGCCAGCAGCATGGGCTGACCTGCCCATTCGCCCTTGTAGTGGCGGCAGAAATCCTCCACAAAAATGACCGCACGCTCGGCGCGCTCGGTGTCGTAGCGGTAGCCCTTGCCCGGCCAGGTGGCGTGCCTGTGGTCAATCAGTTCCAGGCATGCGACCTCCAGCTTTCCTATGCTGCGTTCAGGCAGCGCCT